TCTCGTATGTGGCGATGGCGTGGTATGATTATTATTTTGATTGCCGCATCTTGCCGTTGAAGCGTGGAGAGAAATCGACATTAGGTCAGTTTAAGCCTCCTACGCATAATGATGAAAAACAACGCGGACATTTAGAGGATAAAACAGATAAACGTCGAAAATATTATTTGATCTTTCTCTCCCATTTACTCTTTATTGTCCCGTTATTGGTGTATGTTGCAGTGAAAGGCCGCCACACTCCATCAAAGGTTTTCGTGTTATTGGGAGCTTTGGCGGGCGCGACTGCATTGTACCATGGGTATGGGGTGATAAATCTTACACATTGAAAACTCTTTAATTTCTCTCGCGAATACATAATATGCGTTCGCGAGGATTAATCTTTGAAGCGGTTGTTATCGGTATTATGGTTGTTGTGGGTGGTGTGATTGTATCCAAGATATTAGAAAAATGTTGTTCGGTTGACTTACCGCCTGCTTGCAAGAATTGGAATCGCTATTACATTATGGAGACATCTCTATTCTTTACGGGCTTCTTTGCTCATATCTTTTCGGAATTTGTTGGATTTAATAAATGGTATTGTAAATATGGGAATGCGTGTCGTTAGAAAAGTTAATGTTCTTTAAAGAAGTTATATATATATAAAATGCTAGGTCGGTTTATTCGAATTCGCAGATATCATAAAAATATTATAGAACATTTTGAAAATCCTCGAAATGTTGGATCATTTAAGAAAAGCGAACCAAATGTTTTTAGTGGTCTTGTGGGGGCACCAGCGTGTGGCGATGTCATGAAAATAGAATTAAAAATAGAAGAGGATGTGATTGTCGACTGCAAGCACAAGGTTTTTGGATGTGGGAGTGCCATTTCTTCTTCTAGTTACGTAACTGAATTGATAAAAAATAAAAGAATTGAAGAAGTTGAACAAATAACAAATAAGGATATAGCGAAACATTTAAATTTACCACCTGTAAAATTGCATTGTTCGATGTTAGCCGAAGATGCTATAAAAAATGCTATTCAAAAATATAAAATTGTTCAAATGAAGAAAAAGGCCGTCCAAGAAAAACCATGGCTGAATAGAGCTCCTTAAATTTATTCAGCAATATTTTTCTCTTTCTCCGGAACCTGCAAATATACCGGATGACTGGCAGTTAAATATTCATTAATAGTTCCTAATTGAGAAACACGTTGACTATGCTTCACAAGTGTTTGAAATTTACTCAGCGGACATTCAATGCCTGCCCGTTCAGCCATATTAAGTACCGAAAACACCGCAATGTCACCCGCGTCAGCATTTTCACCGCCAAAATAATCATCGGTGCCCAACATATTGACAAGCCAAGCAACATGTTCAGGATATTTCTTCTCAGCGAGTTCTTCCCACGCCTTTCTCTGTAATCCAACATCACCAGCATATTTTGCCTTAGCCATCATTGTGTAAATATCATTGCAGTGCTCAATTAACATATCTGCTCTTAGTGAACCATCTTCTGTCTGAGGCCAAAGTCCAGCTACACGAGCACAATAACGAGTAATAGTTCCAGACTGCGCTATGCGCCGCCCATTATGAAGAAGAACAGGTAACTGCCCAAAAGGTTGGTCATTCTTAGCAGCAGGCCAGGCATTTGCCGTAGCATCATCCCATGTATATAGGACACTTCCCGCACGCAACATCAACATGGGTCTCTGTGCACGAGCAGCAATCTTCCAGTAGATAAAAGTGGGTTTTGTAAATTCAGTCATTATATATCTAAAGAAATGCGAAATATTTAAGTATTTAAATAATATAATAATGGCAATAAAATTAACAAAGTTAGCTAGAAAAAAGTTGATAAAATTATTAGGTGGCGGCGAATATAAGACAGTATTATTTTCTGTCGCTGGCGGTGGTTGTAATGGATTAAAATATCAATTACAGCCTACAAAAGATCCTATTGAAAAATTGGACGAAGAAATATCTTTAACTGCCGATACAACATTGAGAATCTGTGGAAAAAGCCTTTTTTATTTATTAGGAACTGAAATTGATTGGAATGATGATTTTATGGGGCAATCCTTTTCTTTTAATAATCCAAATACTGCTAGTACTTGTGGATGTGGTTCAACTTTTGCGCCAAATATAGCTTTTCATGAAAGTCCTTCGTATAAAAATAAACCTAAAAGTAAAAATAGTAATATATAAATGCATTCTAGATTTATTCTTAAAAGAACATTTAGTTCAGCAACACCAACGCCATTAAAACCTCCTTATGGCGGTTTACTTGCAGCATGTTTTTTTGGACTTGCAGGCGCAAAAATCGTAAAAAATAAATTAGAAGAAAAAAAAGTAGAGAGATATGGTTGCTATGGACGCCCAAAAAAATACATTTCTTATAATCCACTCTCCAAGATTAAAAAATAATGCCATCTTCAATTACCTATAAAATATTTTTTATAGGTTTTTCTATAGTTTTGCGCAGTTCTGTGCCGCTTTTCTGCAAATTCTTTCAAGGAAACGTCTGGTTCTGCCTTTTCGAATTTCAGTATCGCTTCGTCGAGAGAAATAAGCGGGTTCTCTCGCTTAAACATTTGAAAACTTAGTCTTGTCAGTTCTTTTTCATCTATTTTATATCCGGTTAGTTTCCATGCTTCCATAATTTATATTTGTAAATTAATTTGCGCTACTGCTCGCCAAAATGGCATTCCAATAGTTTCGATTATTGCGACCTATGCCTTTACGGAAATATTCTTTGTAGCATCCGAAATACAATGATCACATTGACAAGACATAGGGTAATTTGATTTGATTGGATTTTTGATTATTGATGGCGGCAGAAGGGTGATTGGTGCCGCTTTTGGGATAAACTTTGGAGTACCGCATTGAGTGCAGTACTTTGAATTGAGAGAATAGAGAAGTACACCGCAGACAACACAAGGCGGACCCGATATTTTTTGTGCGACCGGCAGAAGTGGTGGCGGAGTATGGATGGGGTCGGCGGGATTGTCCGTCTCGCTGTCTTCCTCGTATTCCTGTAGAGTCGGAAGAATGAGCGAATCCTGAAATGCTCGCTGTTCGTCCAAAGAACAAGCGTCATAGATAATAATTGCTATTTCCTCTGTTGGTGGATTTTTACAGCAACTAAATACCCGTACCGCATTGACATCGTTAAACTCTTTTTCAAGTGCCACTTTTATTCTTGCAAACCAATGCCCCCATGGTGTTGGCTCATCCGGGTGAGGCGCATAGGGAAGTGGCGGTTGACCATAATAATCTTCTGCCTGCAAACGTGCAATACTTTGTTTGTATATAAATTCTGTTAAAAGATGAGTGAGCCAGTTCCAATCTGAGTAATTACTTTCTTTAATGATAATATTGCACGTAATTCGTATGAATTCAGGTATTTTGTTGAGTGTTGTCCCATAGAGACAGACCATTGTTGTTGTCGTTATAAAGTGTTTAATAATTTATTCAATTTTTATGTGGTGCTTATTTTATGGTTCCTTTTATCTTGATGTTTATATATTTCATAAATGGTTTAAATCGCAAACCATAATATATTTTATATGGTGAGTACATTTACACGTCTGTTTTGTCTTTCTCTAGCTGCTTTTGCATGTGCGGGGACTAGTGATGCTTCGTCGATGGTTGCTATGCGCCAACAGAATACGGATATTCTCTTGGACGCCTTTCATAATGTTTCTAATCCCGAGCATCCACAATATGGGCAATATTGGTCTCAGGAAAAGATCGATGCTTTGGTGGCGCCACCCGAAGTAGAGGTGCAGGATTTGCTCGATTATTTGGCGCTTTATGGTGTAAAGTGTGAGCGCCGCGGCGGCGCCGCTTTGGAGTGCAGTGGCTTTGATTTAAATTGTATGAACTTGCGTGCACCGGAACTCTTGGATTTTGTTGAAAGTCATGAAGGTATTACGGCGCCTTGGGATAATTCTGTGTGTCTTAACACCCCGCATAGCGTTGGCGATGGTGATGGTTATGTGGCGAGAGAAGTCATGTTGGAGCTTTACAATGTGACGGATGGGGTAGTTAAGAATGATGGCATTTCGGTGTGTGCTGTGGAGTATCAGGGTTTGGGTGGAATTAGTGAGAGTGATTTGGAAAAGCAGCAGCAATTGAATGGTGAGCCGCAAAAACCGCTTGCCAATATTGTTGGTGGTAATGGTTCGCCGATGTTGGAGGCACAATTGGATGTGCAAATGATGTCGCAGGTGGCGGAGAATTCAGATGTCTGGTTGTGGGATTCTCCAATGTGGGTGTATTCTTTTGCGGTTGGATTTCTCAATGCTACCGAGATCCCAGATATTTTGTCGATGAGTTGGGGTTGGTCTGCACGAGATCAATGTTCCTCGGGACTTGGTCCTTGCCCGGGAAATATGACATCTGCGCAATATTTGCATCGGACTAATTTGGAATACGCAAAGATGGGGTTGCGCGGTGTCTCTATTATGGTATCTAGTGGAGATGCAGGGGCACCCGGCCGTACTAATGAAGGGTGCTCTACCGGGCAAGGCATTTCGGCTGTAAATCCGGCTTTTCCCGGATCTTCACCTTACGTAACGAGTGTGAGTGCAACGTATTTGGTTCCTGAACAATCAAAATCGGATAATACTTGGCAATCTCCTTTGTGTCAGCAATATGGATGCGTAAATGGCACCAAGGAATTGCCTTGCAATTTTGCTGATACTGGTTGGACTACTGGGGGCGGATTCGGTATCTTTGATGAGGAGCAAACGACGTGGCAGGCGGATGCTGTTAAGGCGTGGGTGCAGTCGACAGCCTTGCGCCCGCCTAACTTTAAGGAAGGAGGTCGCGGTTATCCTGATGTTTCGGCGTTGGGGCATTATTGTCCTATTGTGTCAGGGGGTCAAGTAATGGGGGTGGACGGCACCTCTTGTTCCGCGCCCGTATTTGCAGCCTTGGTTGCTCTACTCAATGATCATCAGGTTTCTCAAGGAAAGCCGAAGCTTGGATTTATTAATCCGGTTCTTTATAAGATGTGGGCGGACAATAAAAAAACATTTCAAGATATTACTCAAGGTAATAACTGGTGTACAGAGATGCAGTGTTGCAATAGTACCTTTGGATACGAAGCCGCCGTTGGTTGGGATCCTGTTACTGGTTTGGGCACCCCGAACTTTGGACTCATGGTTGAGTGGCTGGATGCGCAACAATAGTCTTGAATATAAAGTTGGTGACTGCTTTTAAGTATCTAAGATAATCTACGTTATGATACACTGACTTATTATTTTGTTTGAGAGTTTTATAATAATCTATCAAAGAATTATTAATTATAATTATCCACGCGGGCTGTTTCTTTTCAAAGTCTGATATCAATTGAAACCAGTACTTTCCCCCCGCAAGAGGTTTATAAAAATTTGTGAAATCCAGGTTGCCATCAGCGCGCTTGGGAAAATTAATGGGCAGGTCGACCGCTTGTTTTGACATTTTTAATATACATGAGTATATTAAAAACTTATTCATCTCTAGACTAATGTCTTTTCCGTGTCTGCCGGCGACGACTACGGAGCCGATTGTTGCGGCGGGTACGCCGCCGCCGCCGCCGCCGCTTTCCGCCCCTAGCGTGCGAGGACAAGCACGCATCACCCTTCGGACATCGACTCTTCTTGCTCCATCGGCATTTCTTCTTCCGTCGGCATTTCTTCTTCCGGGTGGGCGCGCGGTCCGCCTTTTTCGCGCGATGCGGTGGCGGCGGCGCAGATGCAGGCGCCTTTTTTACGCGAGAGGAGTTGTTAGCTTGGGACATTATATAAATTAAAATATTTTATTTTCAACTTTACGATGGGACGGATACCAGCCATATTTATTTCCTACAACATCCAGATAGTGTGCTGATAGCCAACCGCCGGCAAAAAATATGGTATCGCCAACATTGTTTATGAATGTATCGGGGGCGATTTTTCCACCTGGCCAACTAAAGCGTCTTTTTTGTACAAAATATTTATTAATTATACCCATTCCAAATTTGGTATTTTCGACTAATTCAAAGAGAGTATGTATTATTATTGTTAAAATGAAAGGAATATTCCAAAAATATGCAACTACGCCAACAGCATAGTGCAATAGACTATATTGATCCGCAAAGTGCAATCCCATTATTATTAGTGAATAAAAAATTTAATTCCTTAACAATAGAATTTCATCAGCTTTCCAATCCACGAATAGTCAAGAGTCAACACATTTGGACCTTCCGGCAGCTTCATACGTTTGTAAGATGCATGAAATGCTACAGCAGGCAGGAGTGTCGCTTTTCCATGTGTTATAGAATAACGATATCTATTCAAATACATCGCTTTTTCTTTGGGGATAACCCGCACTATATAACCTATACTTGCGTCATCTGGTAGCAGACGCTCAATCGCCTCACGAGATGCTATTCCGCTATTGGTATTGTCGAAGACAAGCCTCTCCGAGATGTTTTCCTGAATGATATTTCGGTACTGCGCTTTTGTATTATAGTTATCCTTGCTTAATCGCATAAACTTTTTTAGATACTTTTGACAGAATGTTGTTTTGCCGGAAGCGGGCGGACCCACCATAAATAAATATTTTTTGTCACTGATGAATTCAGAGAGCTTTAATTGGTTTTTGACGAAGTGTGGGTCTTTGGCGAATCGTCTTTTGCGAGGAATATGAAAAGGTTTCGGGTCCGCCAGAGAGAAGAACTCCTCGGCTTTATAAAATCGCACGCCGCAATTATGTGCAAAACAAGCATCGCTATCACTAAAACATTCCGTCTTGGACCAAGCATCACCAACGTAAAAGGAATCTTCACGAGAGAAAGGATGTTCGCGCATATGCAGTTTAAACATTCCTGGGAAAGGTTTCCTCATATAGTTGTTCTCCAAGGAAGCATAGAATATAACGGGAACACCTAATAATCTTTGGATATTCATGCATTTTTCTTTGAAGTTCTCTTTGCTTAATCGCTTTTCTAAGTTCTTCTGATTCGTGAATACAAGGATTGTGTAGCCGGTATTGTGCAATCGATTAAGGACCGGCGCCACCTTATTGCTTATCAATTGCCAATCATTCTTGTCTTTTGGAAAACGACGCTTTGATTTGGTGCAAATCAATGTGCCATCCAAATCAAATCCAGCTATTTTGGTTGTTGTTGTCACGTTTTCTGATTTGTAACACTCCATAAGTTTGTGCATTAAAAAAATTATAAGCATTCTATTTCAATTTTCTATTGCTTAGTCAATCCAAGCGCGCGCGCCCAGCGTCCTAGGAAGGACGGCGGACCCTCATCGCCGGGTGGACCCTCGTCGCAGGATGGGCCATCGTCGCAGGATGGACCCTCGTCGCAGGATGGACCCTCGTCGCAGGATTTCCGCCGTTTTTGCTGGCAAGCTTCCATTTTTTGGCGCTCAATAACATTTTGCAGAGTGGTGTTTACAAGTTTTGTTGATACTTCTCTACACTTTACGCGATGCATTTCAACCTTCTTCATAATATCTTCTTGAATCTTAAGAAGATTTTTACCCTTTCCTATTCCAAAATATTTTGCCGTATCTTGTCCAGTGAAGCCTCCTTCAACCGAATATTTGTCCATTAGCTGATATATATTCTTATAGATGCGATATTTTCGCTTTTTACGCAACCACCATCCCTGAATACGAGCTGCCGCATGAAACTTAATACGAACTGCCGCATAAAAGTTTCTTCCATATCTCATACCTCTCTTAAATTTTGCCGTAGATAATCGTTCTTCCTCCTTCAACATCAACTCAGCCTTTTCACATAGCTTTTCAAAAGAAGTTTCCTTTTTCTTCAAATGACCCATAATACATCCGAACTTAAATGATTTGTTAAATTCGTCCCAATGCATCATAGATACTAGTGTTTTCACTTCATAACCAAATATTGTTTTATTGGTAATGAAACGCAACTTATGTTTTTTATACAGTTCTTTTTTTGCGTGAGCATTTTCTTGCCCCCATTGAAACAAAGCTAAAAGAGCAATATGCCCTATTTCAAATTGAGTAGAGTAACCAGGTTTCAATACCCCGCGTTT